TGGAACAATGTTCTTTATGCTAACAGAGGCGCAGGCATTTGGTGTAAATCAAATTATTTAACAGGTGCAACTGTAAAAGTATTTAGTGACATTTATATCCACAACAATATAATATACAATGTCGGTACTCTGACAGGATATGAATATTCAGATGCTGGAATAGTTACACACCAAGTAGATAACTTGAGAATTGAGAACAATGTTTTTGATAATTGCGGAACTGCCGCATTAAAAGTTGCAAGACAGAGGAATAACGGATACATGGCTTCATCTGTCAAGTTCAACATATATTTCAATAACAATATAATTTTATATCATACTAAAACACCAGCTTATCTTTATCAAGGTTCATCTCTGACAACTACAACTGGTGGTGCAGTTATACTTAATTCAGAAGGTTCTACACACTACATTTCTTCAAACTACAATGTAATGTACGGAAATACCAATTTATATTTAGGAAGCGGAATAAGTTATTCTAACAGCGTTGTTGCTGATCCACTGGTTTATAGTAGAACTTTAAGAGATTACCACTTGAGAAGTACTGCCGGAAGGTGGAATGATGGCGGTTGGTATCTGGACAGTGTTTACAGTCCTGCTATTGACTTTGGAGATCCAACAGACACTTATACGAATGAACCTGCGCCAAATGGTGGTAGGATAAATACAGGTGCTTATGGAAACACCGTTTATGCTTCCAAGTCATCAAATGGTACTATTCCAGAACCTGAACCACCTGAACCAGAAGTTTCGTATGATGCTAGAATAAAATCCAGCACACCTGATACAAATTATGGAACTGTTACTTATGATGATGTTGGAAATTTAATAAGTTCATCAAGTAACTACAGAAGTTTGATATGGTTCAACCTGTCCACATATACGAACTCTTCAAATATTTCTCATGCTGAACTTGGTCTGTATTGGTATTATCCATATCCACCAGCTACACGCAACGAAGATACTATAGTTGAAGTTTATAGACCATCTGCAATATGGGATGAAGAATATGTGACATGGAACGCACGGACAAATCTTTTTGACTGGACAACACCAGGAGGAAACTGGTTCGATAAAAATTCAGCTTCAGCAGGTACTGTTCCATTTGGTTCAGTTAATTTATAAGGTGAAACGCCAGCAACTAACGGATATGTTTACATTGATGTTACAGATCTTGTAAAATACTATGCAGATCATCCAACACTTAATTATGGAATGCTTATTAAAGCAAAAGTTGAGGATGACAACTATATTGGATTTTATTCGCTTGATTATGTAAACGCATCAATGAGACCAACTTTAACAATAACCACCGGAGCTTCTGCACCGGATGTACTTATAAATAGATATCAGCCAGTCGATGTAACACCATCTTGTGAAGTTGGTTCAGGAGTTGTAAGGTTTAATGTAACTCTCAGCACTTCAGGAAATGTTAATTGGTATCTTAACGGAAGCAATGTTGAGAACGATTTTGGCTCATTTGCCGAATATGTTTATAATCCAGCAGTAATTGGAGATTATAACATAACGGCAATAACTTCTGATGACAGCCAGACTTGGACACTTTCTGTTACAAGTTCGCCAACAGTTGTTATAACTGATTACAGTCCACATCACATAAATGTTCAGCAAGTTGAAGAATCAAACCAGACGTTTACTGTCGAAACAAATGGTGCAGCAACAATAAACTGGTATGTAGATGGATCTCTTGAAGAAACTGATACATGTAACACAACTGCTTCGTTTGAATGGGGCGAAGATGCCACACCCGCTGTTTATTATGTTTCGGCTATAATGGAAGCTGGTGAAGATGTGGATGAGGTAGACTGGACACTTGAGATAATTGAACAGTCTGAAGAACCTCTTGAGCACTATTATGCAGAAACTGGATATGAAGGATATTACAATAAGACATATACAATTACAAGTTCTGAACAGACTGTAGATTTGCAGGATCATTATGATTCTGAATATGTTAAGAATATGTATTTCACTATTCCATCTGCCGACAATAAGAATATTATTGCAAGGAATACTGATTCTTGGTCGAAGCAGTGGGATGATGCTGCTGATAATCCAGTAAACATTCCGATAGGTGACGGAACGCTAACAAATGTAACGTTCAATGCTTATAATGGAACGTCATATAGTCCATCTGTTGTAACCACATTTACAGAATGTGATCTGATGGTAAACCAGACAAAAACAAGTGGACATTTGAATGTTAGTGCATACCTAACTACAGTCTATAATTCAACAGACGGTGAGATTAACGTACATCTTGTAGATTCAAGATATGAAAATATGAATATCACATCGTTCTATAGTAATAATCCAGACAGTCGTGCATTAAAAGACGGTATGAACATAACAATAACAACCGGTGAGTTACCTGCTGGAAACAGTACATATTACATGATAGGTATGGCAATACCTCCGTTACCTGGATTTGACTATTGGGATGGTGAAATTTGGTATAATGGAAATGAGCTTGAGTACCTATACTTTGATGCATTCTGGTGGTGTAATTTATGTCCGAACTATGGTCAGACTTCAGCACAACCGACATTAAGAATTACTAATGTTGGCGGTACTGCTGGAATACCTTATGTCTGGTTGAATACCACACCTGCTAACACTACTAAAATATGGGTAGATAACGACAATATCAAGAATGGTGATAGCATTCAGTTAAGTGATACACCACAGGCGGTTGGTACTGTCCTTCAGCCAGGAGAGAACGTCACGCTATGGGCGTGGGGTGGTTTCTACGGTGCTGAATCACAAGATTATGCAATATATGCAGAGGTGTTATAATGGTTTGGAATCCGACAACATGGGTAGATAATACAGAACCAGGTATTACAGCAGCACAGTTAAACCGTATTGAGACAGGTATAACTGACTGCTGGAAAGCAGAAAATGATGGAAGTGGTAGTGGTCTGGATGCTGATCTGTGGAGAGGTGACACACCAGACGAACTTTTTGCAAAATATGGGTTAGTAACAGTCGGTTATAATAACCAATGTGTGTATAATGTAGCCGATTATGCAAATCTTGCGGCAGCCTTGAATGCCGCATTAACTGCTAATCCGTATAAAACAATTCATTATATAGGAGGAAATAGAGCATTAGGCGGTAATGTAACTGCCGTAAATTATGGAAAGATAGATTTTCACGGTGCAAGTATCACTATAGATGATGCAACTGTCGGCATAGATGCTTCAGCCACAACTGGATTTACTGTTGAAAACGGAACATTTACTTTATCAAGTCATACTTCCACAAATACTATCATAGGTATAAAGACTGGAATAATGACAAGAGTTAAGAACTTTATACTAGAATGGCTGTTTACAGGTATCCAGATAAATGATTCCGGCGTTTTTATCCATAATGTTACTATAAATTATGGAATAGATACTGGAATAGATACAATCGCATCAAATACTATTACAAATATAAATATAGATAAAGTCTATATTTACAGCGAGTTCAACAGCAGTTATGGCTTTAACACAGCCGGAATAAGATTAAGAGGTGTAAGTGCTGTTTTAACTCCAAACAACAGCCTGAGAAACATTACAGTAGTTGATATTCACGGTCCTGCAATGTACTTCTATTATATTGGTGGAAATGTCGTCAATAACTTACAGGCAACAAATGTTTGGAATGAAGCACTGCTTTTGACAAGCAGCAGGTATAATGTTATTTCAAATGTCATAACTTCACAGAATCCTTCATATGGTACTTCAACATCTCCTGGAATTGGAATGACCACATGTTCAGATAACCTTATGACAAACTTGAACATTCGTTATACCAAAGGTGCAGGCATCTTCATGCAGACAACTTGCTCAAGAAACAACTTCAGCAATATCTTCATATACGGTGGATCTATGGTATATGCGCCACAAGGCATACGCATTGACAGTGGATGTAATGAAAACAACTTCACAAACTTCTTAATACGTGACATCGGTGGTGACGGTATCTTGCTGACATCTACTTCAAGAAATAAGTTCAGCAATGGTGAATGTTACAACAATACTGGATGCGGAATATCTCTTGCAAGTTCCACAGAATGTATAGTATCCGGTGTGGCATTATATACTGGACACACTTATGGAATTTACGAAAGCGGTACATCTGACTTTAACATGTATATTTCATGTCAGATAAAAACATTCAGCGTTGCTGCTATTCTCATGGTGGGTACTGCAAGCGAAGCATCAAAGTGTTACGGTTATAATCCAATAGGTCCGATAACCGCACCTTCTGTTCCTTCAAGTGGAACGAGCTGGACAAATGATCAGCATGTAACTCTTGATGTATTTGTGTACGGTGGAACAGTAAGTTCTATAAAACTTACAAAGTCTGGTGGTACACTCACTACAACTGGAATGACTTCAGGAAGATTCACTTTGCAACCAGGAAGCATTATAAACATAACATATTCTTCAGTTCCGACATGGGTGATGATGGAGGTATAAAGAATGTTATATCCAGGTGCTTCAGTTTATCCGAGTGCAACGCTGTATCCTTCAGGTGGATCTGAAATTCCTCCAACGTCTGGTCATGGTCGTATAAAAGTCAGACTGAGAAAATTCACATTCAATAGAAGGCTATCAACGATTAATAGGAACATGTCAGGAGGAATGAACAAAGTATGATGAAAGTCAAATTAGGTGATACTACAAAATATATTTATTTTGTTCTAACATCCAGCGTAGACCACGTTACAAGAGTTACAGGAACTTTATCAGGTGTCTCATTGTACTACAGTGCAAACGGAGGAAGTGCAACTGAACTTCTTTTGTCAGTTACTGAAGTCGATGCTACATTTATGCCAGGAGTTTATAAAGTTCCATTGAGTACTGCCGGACTTGTGGCGACTGAAGGAATGGTTGTAGTGCATTTGGCTGCCACAGGTGTAGATCCAGAAACAGCGAGTTTTTATGTAGAGGCTGCCGTAGATGATCAAATTCTTGATGAAGTAATTTCAAGTTCAGCACATAACACTTCATCTACAGTTGGAAAGTTATTGAGAGAGATACACGCAATGCTACTTAATAAACAACTTGTATCTGAGACAGCAATAACTACATATGAAGCAGATGGAATAACACCAATTGCAGTACATAGTTTGAGTGATACTGGTGCAACAGTAACAAAAACAAGAACCACATAAGCGTTCTGTATCGGAATGCTTATATTTCTTAATTTTTAATTATTGTTAGGAGGATAAAATAAATGGAAGAATATGATAAGCCAGACGGATTATACGCAAAGATACCTATATCCATTATAAAACCAGCATCTTACAATCCTCGTAAAGATTTGAAGGATGGAGATCCAGAGTATGAGGCTCTTAAGAGAAGCATTGAACTCTCTGGATTAGTTGATCCTGTAGTATGGAACAAGCGAACTGGAAATCTTGTAGGTGGTCATCAGCGTTTGAAAGTTCTTATAGACAAAGGTGAAGAATATGTTGATGCCAGCATCATAGATGTAGACGAACGACATGAGAAAATTCTTAATATCCAGTTGAATAAAATACAAGGTACATGGGATCAAGCAAAGTTAAAAGATTTGTTGAATGATCTGGATACCGGATTTGATGATTTGACAGTAACAGGATTTACACAGGCTGAACTTGATGTGCTTCTTGAATCTGTTCCAGAGTTTGATATGGAAGATGCAGATGCCATACCACACTTGGATGAAATTGAGGACAAAGAAGAGATCACATGTCCGTTCTGTGGTAAGACATTCCAGAAGGGATTACTATTTGGCAAGCCTTGAAGTTGGTAAGTGTAGCCACGCTGCCGCAAAATATGCAGTAGAACACTGGCATTATTCACATTCAATGCCAGTAGGCAAAATGGTTACAATCGGTGCATGGGAAGATAAAAGATTTATAGGCTGTGTAATATTTTCAAGAGGTGCATGTCCTTGGCTTGGTGCAGAGTTTGGTCTAACAGGACAAACTGAAGTTTGCGAACTTACAAGAGTTGCTCTTGACAAACACGAATCAAAAGTGACTGAGATTTTATCCAAGTCTATAAAAATATTACACCAGACAAATCCGGGTCTACAGTTGATAGTTTCTTATGCTGATATGAATCAAAACCATTTAGGTAAGATATATCAGGCAAATAGCTGGATTTATGTTGGTCTAACAGGTGTAGGAAGTACTTCGCAATTTATTATCAACGGTAAAATAGTCCACAATCGGACAGTTTCAATGCTCGGCTGGAAGGCAAATATTAAGTGGTTAAGAGAGCACATTGATAAAAATGCACAGAAACTGCCTAATAATGGTAAGCATAAATATTTATATCCACTTAATAAAAAGATGCGTAAGAGTATTGAGAAGTTTAGAAAGCCATATCCTAAATAGACGTGATAAGAATGCCTGCAAAACGACCTCTAAAAGATTTCGATCCAAATGAACATTTTGCGTGGGATAGGAGACCGAATGAACCAGCTCGGCATTATGCAGCATTCAAAGTTTATTGCGAGCTTAAACCGGATATACCAAAAGCAGCACCAAATGCAAGAAGTCTGCGGCACGTTTCTGAAAAAGTTGGCGTAAGTGTAAAGTCAATAGAAACGTGGTCAGCTAAATATGAATGGCCAGAAAGAGCAATTGCACTGGATGATTATAAACTCAGTTTGGAGAGGCAAGCGGATATAGATTCAAAAATTCAGATGCGAGCAAGACACCTTAAAATATCTCAACTGATGCAGAAGATAGGTATAACTAAACTTAAAAATATTAGCGATCAGTTGGATAGAGGTGAGAATGTTGATATTAAAATTAAGGATCTTAAAGACCTAGTTGAAAGTTCAATAAAACTTGAAAGACTCTGTATGGGCGAAGCAACAGAGAATATAGGAATTACAAAACGGCATCTTAAAGGAATGGAGATTGTGATAACACCAACAGAGGATGATGATAGCGATGATGACTGAACTGCCGCACCTTTATCGAATAGAAGGTGACAAACTTAGAATATATCCACACGCTGGACAAGCGAAAGTTCTTTTGAGCAAGAGGCGGTTTATATTCGCATTGGCTGGCAGTCAGTCAGGCAAAACTGTTATTGGTCCTGTCTGGCTATACAAAGAAATGTTACAATGTGGCGAAGGTGACTATTTTGCTATATCTCCTTCTTATCCTCTTCAGCAAAAGAAACTTCTGCCGGAATATCAAGCTTTTTATATAGACACTCTTGGAATAGGTAAATATCATAAAGCTAATAGAGTCATGGAAATAAACGATCATGACGGCAAACATTACAATATTTATTTTGGAAGTGCTGACAATCCAGACAGTCTTGAGTCAGCAACAGTTAAAGCAGCACACGTTGATGAAATTGGACAAGATAGTTTCAAGGTTGAAGCATGGGATGCAATAAAGCGCAGACTGTCTATTTACAGAGGAAGAGTATTAGCAACAACTACAATATATAATTTAGGTTGGATGAAATATGAAGTATATGACAGGTGGATTGAAGGAGATAATGAAATTGAAGTGATACAGTTTTCAAGTACGATGAATCCAGCGTTTCCGAAAGAGGAATATGAAGCAAGAAAGCGTACTATGCCTGAGTGGAAGTTTAAAATGTTCTATGACGGAGAATATTCAAGACCAGCTGGCATGATATATTCAGACTATAATGAAGATATTCATAAAGTAGTGCCGTTCCATATACCGTTTAATTGGCCAAGATATGTTGGCATAGATCCAGGTGGATCGAATACTGCTCTTGTATGGATTGCAGCAGACATTGACACTGGAAGATATTATTTATACCGTTCTTCATTGGAAGGTGATTTGACCACACCAGACCACGTTCGGAGAGCAACTGATTATGGAGATTCTAAGAATGTTGTGCGGTGGGTAGGTGGCGCACCAGGAGAAACGCAATTTAGGATGGACTGGACAGAATGCGGTATTAATGTCGAAAAGCCATATTTCTCAGATGTTGAAGTCGGCATTGATATGGTCATCAGATTATTTAAGACCAATAAACTATTTATATTTAATACGAGAGAAAACTATGGAATATTTAATGAACTTAACACATATTCAAGAGAATTAGACCAGAACGGTCAGGCAACCGAAAAAATAAAAGATAAAAAGAAATATCATCGGTTAGATGCATTAAGGTATGTGGCGCAGTGTTTGGTTGTTTCTGAAAAGGAAGCACCTGGAACACGTAACTCAAGAGGACACCATAATGCTGAAGTTATGTATAAAGACACGAAGGAGTTAAGAAAATGGTAAATCAGTATGGCGAAGCTGGTGATGTTTATATTTCTGCAACAGGTCAGATATATAGCGATGAGGACATGACACCTGAACGTATTGAAAAGATCAGGTTAAATGTCTATGGAAAGGGTATAAGTACGAAGGTTCAGGCACTTATTTTTGCAGATGAACCAACAATAACGGTTGAAGATCCTGAAGGAAATGTTGATGAAGAGCTCTCACAAGTTCTTCAGAACATGTATAAAAAAGCAAGAGTGTGGTCAGCTAAACAAATTGCGTATGATGATATACTCTGGCACGGTATAAGTATATTTAATCCTGTATGGATCAAGGATGAAACAAGCGGATATATTGTACTTGATAAGATGAGACACCTTCCGGCAGATTCATTTACAACAGCACCTTCTACAATCACAGAGATTTTTGCACGTAGACTTGTTGGAATTGTTCTTAACAGTAAAGGTGAAGTAGAATACTGGCAGACAAACAACAAAGGAAATGTCGTTCATATAAAGAATGCCGCATCAATTATAGATCCAACAAGCAGATTTATAGATGGCGATCCTGTAATGTTGCCACTTATTCCAATAATTGAGATGTTGAAATATACCTGGAACAGCCAAATGCAGCAGGTCAACCGTGTTGGTGCTAAGATCCTTTTCATAAAAATAACAAATCCAAGACCTGCTTCAGCTAACAATGGAAATGTTTCGGATGTAGATTATGCAACTGACATTCTGAGGAATTGGGGTAAAGATACTTCTTTTCTACTTCGTGACAATATGGAGATAATAGATTTAGGAATTAAGGATGATTCCAACAACCTCGAAGTTATTGATAAACTTTATGATGTGGCTCTTGACTATATATCTCCATCAGGACTTATAGCAAGGCGTGGCGATTCTGGTCTTGCTGGTGGAGAGAAAGAAAGAGAGAAACTACTGTCACAAAAAGTTGCGGCAATCCACTCATGGTTGGAGGAACAATTCGAGCAGATACTTCAGAAGTTTTTTGAGTACAATCAGTTTCCACCTGGATGGAATGTATTCATTAATATACCTTCACCAAGAGTAGATCAGACAGCAACAAATATTCAGAAAGTGGATATGTGTATGAAGTGGAAGATCCTGCCGCCGAGTAGAGCACTTGAAATACTTGAACTTGAACCACTTACTGAAGAAGAGAAGGCTGAACTTGATTCATACATTGAAGCCAGCAAAGGAACAATGGATGGCGGTTTGAATGAAGCTGGCTTTATTGAATCTAAAAATAGAACTGAAGATATTGTGTCAAGAAAACTTGAAGCCAGACTTCATAAATTGCTTGATACATTAGAGGAAGATGTAATGGCAGAACTTGATCGGATTGATATGAATGTCACTTGAAAATGTATTTGAGAGATATGATCTTAAATATGCTCAGACATTAATAGCAAGTGCCGCAAAATCTTTTGCAGCTGGTGATATTAGCGCACAGACAGCACTTAAGATAAAACTTTCTATGCGCCTTGTGCAAAAGGAGAGCGTAGAATATTCCAAGAAATATAAAAAGGATCTTATTGAAAAAGGAGGAACGTGGGTTGCAGAGAACGATAAGAAAGTTTTCAAAACGTGGTTTGCCGATTCTACAGAAGAACAAAGAACCAAAGTTGCAGAAATAATTGCAAACGGTTTAAGAGATGGAAAGCCAACCGGAGTTAAGCAAGGCAAGAACGGCAAATATCCAAAAGGTAGTATTGCTGAACAACTACATGAATATTTTAACGCCAGACATTCACATGCTTCGATGGTTGCAAGAACGGAGGTTGCAAGAATACAGTATGAAGGAATGATGAATAGATATGAGAAACATGGAATTGTTGAGGTAAAATGGCTACACAGCCATCTCGGAAATGCCAGAATAGAACATCTCGAAAGAGATGGAAAGGTTTACAAGGTTGGTGAAGAGCCACCACTCGGAGAGCCAAATTGCAGATGTACATATGTTGGAGTTCCTAAGAAAATTGATGCCTCATAATCTTTACGTTTTTATTACAGCATTTTATAATGTATTCGTATGGACATTCTCAACTTTCTTTTTACAATGTCAGACAGTCCATCCGTGAAATTTTTTAATGCTGTTGTTTTCCTATACTTTTTAGGCGCAACTGTCTTAAGAAGTTAGGTACATATCCGATAGCGAGCGACTTGAAACTGCGATCAACGAGCAGGTAATAGGAATATAAAGCTAAGTACATAAAACTCCACTACGGGCTTGTATGGAGATCCTCAGCGGTCTGGGTGTACTGATAGCGGTTTTAAAAACCGATATGCCGCTCAATAAAATGCAATCAGTTATTATTTCTTACAAAAATTTTAAATACATGCTATTACGAATATACTCTCTGTGA